TTAGAAGTTCAAGCGGAGCTATGTCCTTTTGGGTCGCTGATAAGCATAGCCTTGAACTCCGTCCGGCTGCCTTGTAAAACCCAGCAGAACCTTCGCCCTCCATAAAACCAGCTGACCATATTATATCTTCTAGTCTATCCATTGTTAACCAATCTTCCTCCGGTTGTGCGTAGTGTTGCCTCTGAACACCACCCGCCACACGACTTACACTGAAAGCGCTGAACTTTACCATTGCGTCTCATATTGAAACCACGTCGCTCAAGATTGTTACTGCCACACTTAGGGCATACGCCGTCGATTTGTGCTAGGTCACCGATGTTAGGGTGATTCTTGATGTATGGTCGTAGTCGTTCGTAGATTGCATAGAGAAGGTCAACATCCTGATTGTTGTACTCTCTGAGCTGCTCCCAGGCCTTTTTGTTTCCTGTCAAGCAGTCATACCATAGGTCTCCGTGAGTGACCTTGGTCTTTGAGCCAACTTCAAATAACTTACCGAGGCTATCAAGGCTATTACTATTAAACCGCGCAACACTTCGTGCCACAGCCAGAGTATCAACCGTCTTATATGGTGATGGCGGTGCTAGATTATACCTCAGAAAGCTTGCGGTTGCAACCTTGTTATCAAACCTGTTAGCATTGTGCGCCACGACAATATCAGCTTCATCAAACAGTCTGTGTATAAGCTTAACAAGAGCAAGATTTGCACTAGTTCGTCCCTTTCGAGGAATGGTAGCTAGACTTTCGTGATGTGTAACATCTTCGCCGTACCACCGCCAGCTAATACTCATAATACTAGGGTTTTGCTCTACCTTAATAACATTTGTTTTGTAGAGACCATATGTCCAGCCCAATGTTGGGCTAACTTCCAGATCATAAATCAATATCTTCGGAACCATCTCCATTAGCTATCTGCTCCATTTCTTCCTGAGACATGTTCAATAATTCATATTCGTAATCGTCCATATTCCCATTTCTTCTCTTAATTTTGGTCAGGGTACCAGGAGTCGAACCTGGGCTTCACGGTTCCAGACCGCATGTGCTACCGTAACACCTTACCCTGTTATGGAGGCGCAGACATTTTTCGGGGTCGCTGCGCCAATTTATCCCACACATAAACCTCTAAGCACACAATGTTTTACGAGTATAGTCGTGACCAATAATCGACATTTTCTACTCGCTTGGGGTTCCCAACCCTTGTTCATCTATTTCCCTGCTCTTGGTCAGAGAGCCCAGGCTGTGCTGCGCCTGTTTAGTCGGTGCAATACTATTATGTGCTTATTTGGTGGAGCACGAGGGAATCGAACCCTCGTGCCGGGCGCTGCCTAATGCAGGATTTAACACCCGGTCTGACCGTTTATGCCCCAGAAAGGAGGGGGACCACTCGCTACCCATCCAGGTTTCACCATCTAAAGAGGGTTTTCACTACCCTTACGCTGGAATACCTGGCCAAAGCCTTGTCCGTCCCGAATTTTCATTTGGTTGCGGACCCAAGAATCGAACTTGGTTGATCGGCTTATTCTATTCTCTATTCTTATTACCGTATGCTATTATCGCATCAGAGTTAGCTAGAAACCAATCAAAATTCATATTGCACTTGGTACAGAGCAATCCTCTGAATTTATTTGTTTCATGACAATGGTCAACGCTTAACCTCCTACTTAGAACAGCGTCCTCCTTGCCACAAATCTCGCAGACAAGCTGTTTCTGCCTGTACTCTTCAAGCTCGCCTCTGCTTATGTCTAAAGATATATACTTCATAGCCACTCTATCTTTTATTCGATATGGTCTATGAGCGTAATTTCTTTTCATAGTTTGAGATATTTTATCCCTGACTTCTTGATTTCTTGGCACTTTACTTTTCTGATTAGTTTTAATAAAGAACAGAATGAGACCGATAAGATGACCACACCTACCATCCGCCCTAAGCCCCGACGGGCCGACCTCGCTGTACAGCACCTGCTTGCTCGTTTGCTACAGGTACGAGGTAATAAATAAAGGTGTGAGATTAACCCCTCACACTGGGCTGCAGCGGGACACCACAAAGGGTTGTTCGCTAGCCTTTATCTCCACGTCTATGCGATAGGAGTCCCCATGTTGTCAATACCAGCCGTTAGAGTTCCAGAATGCAACAGCCTGTGGCCAGCCACCATAGCGTCCAACCACATAACCGTTCATCGCCCTCAATGCTGCTACTGGGTCATTCCATGCGCCAGCCCATTTACCACAAGGTAGTTGTTGGCCTAGTCCACATGCTCCAGAGGAGGCATTTACTGCGTTTGGATTCCAACCTGACTCACGGGTTACAATAGCGTCTACGTGTCCCCAATGAGCTTCCGGTATTCCGCTTGCTGCAAGCCAAGAGTGTTTGTCTCCAGTTACTTGTACGGCAGGTGCTGGCTTATTCTGCGCCACTGTTTCTTGCACCGGTGCCCTCTGTGCTGAAGCTAGTCTAGCTTGTTCAGCTTCTCGCTCTTTCTTAGCTTGCAAGTTCTCTTTTAAAGATTCTATCTCTTTTTCTTTCTCGGCCGTTTTCAGGCGTTCTTCCCGTAGAGATGTATCAGTAGCTATCTTTTCAGTTTTAAGCTCTGACAGACGCTTATAAACGGTCTGACGGGCCTGTTTTTCTTCAACCACCTGAGCCTGTACACTAGATAATGTGTTAGTAGTCTCTGTATGCTTTGTAAGCATAATGATGTTCAGTGTGATTAGGATAGCAACCACGATGTATAGTGAGCGGCTGCGTAGCCAATTTAATTTGGTACTAATAATGTGCCTTTCGTTAACTAATATAAAGTGGGATAGACTTCCCAAGCCTTTATATCCATCTGGCCTCGCTAGGCCCTAGCTTGTTCTCCGAAGTCAATTTCGTCAAATTCATTAACCGATTGTGGAACCAGTGATTTAATTTTACTCATAATATTTCCCCCTACTATTTAATACTAGCACACCTTGTTCAAAAAGTCAATAGTTTTTTCTGAATTTTATGTTGTAGAATTTACATTCTTGCCAAGGAATGCCTTATCACCCCTGTTTGTCGCCTTAGCAATGCGGATCCTATTCTGATGTTCAACGTTGTTTTTCTTGATAAACCATTTAACGAACGGTAATTTCTTTTTCATAACACTCCTATATATCGCTTAAAAAGCTTAAGAACTTGTAAGTATCTTTGTCTACTTTTGGCCGAATCCTTCGCGATCCTTTGTGATAATTGCAAGATCCATGGGCTGGTTGAATATTACTAGCCGAATAGATGTTCTCTGCCGTTCTAGGCTCAATGTGGTCAAGCGTGACTTCACTCGCTCTAACCCAATCACCACAAATCCCGCACATGTAATAGCCATTATCCAGTGGCGGGTTGTCTCTGAGCCACCTTTTCCTGAACGCGAGCCATGCTCCCTCGCTTGTTTTGTATCTTTCATAATCAAACATCCCATTCATCCTCAACTAATACGATCTCAGCCCGAGGGTTATCTTTATCTACGGTCGCCTCTGCTCCACCTATACGCAACACTTTCCAATTGTCATCTGATAATATACCAGATTCAACAAGAGCGTCATTACACGAGCTAATCATGTTATCAATGTCCCTCCTGACGCGATCTTTCAAATAAAAGGTATAGATTGCGACCACTTGTTTTCCCCTAAGGTTGTCCTTGTAGGTGTCACTTAAATACTCAGAGGTCTCTTTTCGCCATTTCTTAACAATAGCGTTGTCCACCAATCGCGGAGGCTTCGATGGGATAATTTGTTTATTGTTTTTTTGACTCGGTGTTTGCCCGAATATCGTTATCTCCATGTCTAGCTTTACCTCCCTTGGACTGTATCTCACGTCGCTTTTCAGGCGACATGGCCGCTAATCCCTTCCTGCCTCTGATCTTTCCGCCCTTGGAGGAGGCTGCCTTATGAACAACCTCCACCATGTCCTGAAACCCCACTAACGGATTCCCTCATCTTTACGAGCGCCCTGTAGGTCAATAACCCGACTGCGGATCGCCTCAATAAGGTCATGGGTATCTGCGACAACACCCCTCAACCTCTCATAGTTCACCCGCTTTTCTGCATACTCATTCTTAGCAGCTATATATTCTTCCACGGTATTCTTTGCGTCAATAGCTGCAGTGGTGCCATGCTCCTCTTTCATCTTCAGATATGCCTTGCCCTTTTCAGTCTCCATATTGGTCTCTGCCTTGAGCATGTCCATCTGCGCATTTGCCTTAACATCAATAAGGTAGCCTTTCATCGCTGCCAGTTTCATTGCCGTGTAACTCAGGACGTTTCCGTTTTGAGCTTTTAGCCACTCTGCATCTGAGAACTTTTCATTGATGTATTGTATTTTTTGTAGCAGCTCTTCCATATCACCGACCTCCTAAAAGTCAAGGCTAGTCAAGTCTGCTGGGGCATCGTCACCAGCCTTAGAGCTGTTAGTAGCTCCTGCTGGTTTTTTGCCACCCTGAGCGTCGAGAAAATTCTCAACTAGAGAAATAAGGTAATCAACCTTAGCCTCTAGTTCTCCTGATGGCTGTGCTTTTGCTTGACTGCTGGTTTGCATTTCCCGTGGTCGGTCTGCACGAATATATTGTGGTTTACCATAGTTGTTCTCGACAATATCACCGTAAAGCTCATCACCCTTTTCAACCTTGTTACCAATCTTCTTTAGAAGCTGCAACCACCCGTCAACAGGCTGATTCTCGACCTGCACCATAAATTTATGCATGTCTCCGCCCTTAGTTTTGACAACATCAGGCTCCCCTGTTTCGCGGTTAGTTGACTGAAACGCTTTTGATACTTTCCAAACTTGTGGCATTATTTACTCCCTTTCTTAGTCTTCTTTGCCGACACCTTAGCCGGTGTTTGCGTCACTCGCTCTGGCTCAACCTTAATCTCAAGCTTGAGGTGATCGATAATGGCGTCAACCTTAGCGGATAATGTTGCTTCTTGAGGAGTGGTCTCTCCCCACATCTTGCCCCATATTAGCTTATAATAGTCGCGAGTCGGCTTGGTTTTTTCAAAAACCTCTTTGTTTAGTTTGTTAATTGCTGTTGCTACACCGTTCGTTTGTATTTTGTCAAGCTTTTTTTCTACACGATCCACCCGCTCGCGTAATATAAATATGTCGTTCTTGATTTTTTCTTTAGTCCTGCTGAACATCATCATCTCCTTTCAATATTGCTATTACTTTTTCTGGATCTTCATACTCAATGTTATCCATTAATGATTACCTCCCGAATGTCAATTGGCTTGCTACTAAACTCTTCCCAGGCGTTCTCACCGCGACAGAGTTTCTCGGGGTTGAGCCAGTAAATATCTAAGCCCCGCACGTCGTATCCCTTAATCTCAAGCAAGAATGCATAGAAGCTTAGCTGTAGCCAGTGATAATCAAGCAACTCATTGCCGATTTTATCCTTAAACGGACTGTCGGCCAGTTGGTATTTCTTCTCATGAATGTTACCATCAGTCTTAAAATCTTGCACATGTACAATCTTCTTTTTTGCATCAACAATCCTTACTCGGTCGATGGAGCCACAAAACTTCAGTCCTGTGTCCCAAATAAATACTTCAGACAACCTCTCGTAGTCTCCGCCGAACTTATCCTGGAAATCCTCAACAATCTTTTTGATGAATGGATTCTTACTCAACGCTCGGTTAGGACCATACTCTGTCGGCTTTGTTTTGAACTCTTTAACAGACTTTGTCTTGTCACCAAGCTTAAAGTTTCGGTCATAGTTCTCAAGAGCTGCATGAATTGCTGTGCCATAGCCAGTAGAAGCTTCATTGTTTAGATTCCACATCGCCTCAACAGCATCAGCATCAACATTGTATTTTTCGGCCATAGCAGCGAGGATGCCCTCACGATCAAATGGCTGGTAAAATTGCTCAGGGAATTTGCTTCCGCTCATAAAGCCTTTGAGCTCTTTATGACCACTCACAACTTCAAGCTCAATAGTTTCACCAGTCAACGGTGACGTATATGCCTCTGTGGCGTGTTTAGAGCCGTTCTGAGCCCCCTCAATAGCCTTAGTGAGGTAATTAAGCACCTTGAGGGTTTCAGCCTTGCTAGGGACGCTCTCACGAGCTTCTGGAGCCTCTTCCTCTGTTAACTTATACTCAAGCGAAATGTTCACTCCGTATGACCTATCCCCACCACCTGTGATATCGCCGATCGAAATATACACTGTGTTGCCGGCGTCCAGGGTCTCGCTAATGTCTTTATTTTTATCCTTAGCGATGTAGCCAATAGGAATCCACTCGTCATCTTTGTAGACATCAACAGCAACCGCTCGTGGGTCGTATTTGTTGTCCTTCTCTCGGCGAACTCGCAGCGGCTCTTTACCGCGAAGAGATTTGATTACATCTTGTCGCCCCTCGAATGTAACACCAACCAGCTTGCTATGGTATGTAAGCGTTTTTGGTTCACTCATTACAACTCCTTTGTCATTTTAAACGTTATTGCGTATATGATGCCTACAATTATTAGTAATATTATTGCACCCATTGCTACCTTTCTTATTTCATCTTAGCACAGATCTTATTAAAAGTCAATACCTTTAACCAAAAATGTGTTGTAGAATTTACAAATTATCAAATTAACCCCTTGACAAAACACCAAATGTATGATATATTTGTTAGTGTAGAGTTTTCTCTACAACTCCTTTCTTCTCAAAAACCATTAGGTTTTATGAACCCCTAAAATCCCTCGGGGGTTCTTTTTTATGCCAAAAGTTTTGATCTATTACGAAGCTCCGCATCGATCTGCTGAGCTTTTTTTGATACCTTTAATGCCCTCTGGTTTATCCCTATGAGATACAGATTATCAAGGTTTTTAACCCGGCTCAAGGCCACATAGCCCATACCCTCAACAAACGCTTTTCTCAGATCTATCTCGGCCGCGTCAAGCGTCATGCCTTGACTCTTATGTACGGTGATTGCGTAAGCTAGACGTAGTGGTATCTGTGTGATGGCGGCTGTTATTCTGTCACCCGACCGTAATTCCCACTCATCAGGATAAACTATAACAGGATGACCAAAATTCACTATAGGGAACCCGTCACTCGTGAAGTCTATAACCGAACCTATACTCCCATTATGATAGCGACCCTCTGGGTCGTTTTTTACTGCCATAACCATAGCACCAAGCTTTAGCTCAAGCAGCTCAGGGGCAAGTACATTGCGTTGTAAGCTGAGAATTGCTTCCCATCGACCACGACTGGTCCGCATGTAGAAATGACTATCACCAGACATTCCTGCTAATTCTCGCCGGTTTAACTCATCAACGTCAGCATTAGTTGTATATAGTCTTGTAACGTCACTAGGGGCTTTCTGACGCATCCTAGACAGCAACCAGTCCAAATGCCTCTGTCGCATATCTCCGGCCCTCATAGCGTTTAATATGTCCTGCAGGCGCAGATCCTCTGCCCTGTGTTGTTCCTCCAGATAGCAAACAGACAATCCCAGATCGTGCCATGTTGTTGATTCAGTGATAAACCGACCGCTACCGTTGGTTGACACGGGTGGAAGCTGGAAAAAGTCGCCACACAGGATAGTTTGAATACCGCCCATCGGCTCATTATTCTCTCGTATAATCTGCATAGCCTGATTGACCATATCAAGGTTATAATCATGCATCATCGACACCTCGTCAATAATCAAAACATCTGTCTTACGTATTGCCTTTTTTCTCGTCTCAGACATCATGTAAATGTAGTCTTCATGTAGCTTAGATCCCAACCCGATGCCACTCCAGCTATGGATTGTCTGACCGCTCAGGTGTGCTGCTGCAAGTCCTGTGGTTGCTGTCACCACCACCTTTTTCTTTTGCCTCCGTGCCTTGAGGATAAACTTATTCAGGAGATAGGACTTACCAGCACCAGCAGGGCCGGTCAGCATAACATTATCACCTCGAAGCATTATTTCAAGCGCTCTATCCTGCTGCATCCCTCTCCTTTCTCCGTCTATATTCACCGTGGAATTCCTTTTGCGCTTCACAGTATGCTATATATGCATCGAGCTCATCACCATACACGCCTAAGTATAAACGTCTTTTATTGCCTATCCTTATTTGTGCCTGGAACTTTCCATCCTTCCTTCTTGTTACTCCACGATATTTGCTCGTAGAGCCCTTCTTGTCTCCCCTATTCCAGCTGTTCTGTGTGTTATTTACAAACCTGAGGTTTGACTTTCTATTATCAAGGGGATTGCCGTTAATATGGTCAACCTGAACCCCTTTCGGTGCGTTAGTTATCACCCTGTGTAGCATCTTCATATTAACCCTAGAAGAACCATCTGGATTTTTATGTAGATACTCACATACCCTAGCCCTGTTACCACATATTGTCAGATACTTATTGCCAGAAAATATCTCCCCGAAATTAAAGTCGTCGTCTACGATCACCTCTCGACCAGACTTAGTTTTTAATATCATATTACACCTAATTTCGCCTTCCGTCTTTGTGCTTGCCAATAAGCGCTAGCCCAGGGCGGTTTACCTCGTGATTTAGTCTCTGGTAACAATCGTCTAGCCTGCTCTTTTACTTCCTTAAAATAACCCGGTACAGCCATGTCGTCCTCAGATATTGCAAAGTGAATAACCCGCAGTCCCTCAGATTCAATAACACTAGGCGGATGTACCAACTTATCTAGGCCGTGAATAGTACCAAAAATATCAGCTTGACCGTCCGCCACCCTCCTCTTTGTGCCCATATTCACCCCCTCGAACCGTTATTTTCAACAAACTTATGATATTAATGTTTTTCATCTAAAATTCCCTTCCATCCTTAAAACACTTGTCGTTTCCTTTCTCTGCTTGGTTAAACCACTTCTGTAACATTTCTTGAAGGTCAGTCGAGTTGTTATAGAACCACGTAATGAATTCATAAGTATCATCTTGAGTTTTAGCAACTTCAACGAAGTTGCTATCCATGTCAAATTCTTTGTCTAGTTCAATCTTATAAATACAATTTCCATCGATAATGACATAGCCGTTGTCTTCTAGTTCATATTCGTCAATCTCTTCTACATCTTGATAGAATTTATTACGTTTTTCTCTAGGTATGCTTTGCCAGAACTTCTGTAGATTGGCTTGAAGTTCATTAGCGTCTTTATATTTTTTATGAAGTGTGAGTTTTCCTACATATCCTACTGTTCCACTCATTATTCTATCTCCCTTCCTCAACCGCAGAACTGGTTGGCTATATAAGGTGATGATTTGCCGAGTTTTAATTTCCTCGAATGTGAGGGAATTAGGTTTCGTAAAGTCACATCACAGTTACGCAACTGACTTTTCCCTATTTTACATTATGCGGCTTTTTGCTTTCATCCCAGGGGTCGTATTTTCATACGAGGCTTAGTCTAAGCTGTCAGTTAATCTTTACCTATTCCGCCACTTATATAGCCAGTTGACAACACCACCACGGAGCAAAGGATTTCTCACCTTTCGGCTTACTCCCGTTCGGGAACCCAGCTTTATTCCTCAGGTCATGCTGCCAGTTCTACGGTTGAATTTAATGTTCTACTGGGTACGATTTGTACCTGGTTGAGCAGTTTAACGACTTGCTCAGGCCACCCGTAGAGTACATATTTACGAATCTGTATCTGACGGGTCTCTCCACTCGTCTAAATCTATATCTTCACCATCCACTGCTATCTCACAGTCTGGCTTAAAGTTTGAGGTTCGCTCCAGTCTGACTTTGGCTAATCTTCGTTCTTTGGCTTTTTCACATTCCTCTTCAGTGCGGTAGACAAGACCCATAGCCATAAGCCTGTTATCCAAATCGTCGTCGTTCCAGACTTCCCACTCCACATCTCCATATTCGTTAATGTAGAAGTATTTCTCGGCTATTTTTGGCTTCCAGTGAGCGCTGTCTGTCGGTTCTTCCATTTCCTCGAACCACTCGTCGAAGTTGTCTATATCTTGAATTGTAAATTGAGGGCTGGTTTTCGCTCCGATTGGTGTAATTCGTGCCAGCTCCCTTGCCCCATCGTAGTCACTAACAACCTCCCTGAACATAGTCCCAGCCTTGATTGTTGGTGTATCCCTTAAAAGCTTATATAACCTCATGTAATCCCTTCTCTAACTATTTTTGGGTATGAGGGACTTTATCCCGCTGGTGAACCACCCAGGGAATTATAGCCTCCAACCATCTAATCACCAAACGCATCGCAAGCTGTCGCCAACACGCTACAGACCTTATTCAAGGCATCCCGTCCTTACGATTATTTCAAGTGGTTTTCCTCCTATATTTGTGACATAAAACACCTTTCAGTGCACCAGCGTCTCCGTTGACAGTCCCACGTCAGAGCGGAAGTTTCGTCATATAGAAGATTTACCCTCGTCTGAGATTTTGCAATGGGTCAGACGGACACCCACATTAGACTTGATGTTTGAGGCTTCGACTCGTCCGAGTACTTGCCTCATACTATCCATATTAGCACACTTGTCTTAATTTGTCAATAGTTTTTTGCAATTTTATAGCACTTTTTTCTATTTTTACCCTATCCGTATATGACATAGTGCCATAATATTACAACCACCACTACATATAGTGTAGCTATCACCCCGCCCAACACTAGGCGGGATGGCTGCGTTTTCCTTATTTTCACTAGATACCCTCCACAACAGCTTTCCAGTCGTTCCGGTTAAGTGCATCCAGCTCAGCTTTGAACACCGGCCCGAACTCGTTGTCGTGTTCCTCGGCATAAGCGTACACTGCTGCCTTCATCTCCTTACCGGTCTTGTTATTCTTTAATAGGTTATATAGCCTGGGGTCTGAATTGATTGCGTAGATTACTTCAGCAGTCACCTGCCTTCGCATCTCTTTCATATCTTCATCAAAACTGCTCATTACTGTAGTCCCTCCATTGCCTTAATAGCATTTTCAAGTGCCTCAGCGTACCCTTCATCGTAACCTTCTTTACGTGCTTCATCGATTTGGTCTAGCATCTCTAGCTCCATCTCTTCACGTCCGGCTTGTAGCCCATCTTCGTATGCTGCATCTAGTGCTGCTTCGTTCTCTTGTCCCATAGTATCCGCCTGTATCTTTTCTAAAGTTTCTTCGCTTAAATTACTCATCACACTCTAGCCAAGTGGCCTTCTTATCCTTGTCAGTGAATTTCTCACAAGTAAGCTTGTACTCAGCTACTCCTTCGGCTTTAATGTTGTTAATAATCTTCTGGTATTGTAGCGTACCTAGTACACCAAGTGCAACCAGCCCAACCGCCAATACGGTTTTGCCAATCACTCTCCAGTTAGTTTTCTTGTACCAACGTACCTTAGTTTCACCCTCGATACGTCCTAGTTTATTTGGTCGTTTTGTCATCTTATTTCTCCTTATATAGTTCAGGTATTAGTGCCTCAACCAGTTCTTTATATTTTTCGCTGTTGTTGCCAAGTGGCGTACTCTCGCCTGTATCCATATTGCGTGATACAATCTCGATGCCACTCGCCCGTACATCTGCATGGTACACACTCATACCCTGTACTAAACTGTACGTTGTAACCCCGTGGGCACTTAGTTCTTCGATTTCTTCTATATATACTTTCACTATAACCCTTTCTTATGTTATGCTTCTATCTTAGCACACTATGTATTTGTAGTCAATAGAAAAATTTACCTTACTACGTCTTTAATATCCCAATAATCCGCCTCTGTCCAGTCGCCTTGCTTTTCTAGTTCGCCCTGAATCGCCCAGAGATCATACGCCTCAACCACGCTATAATCATCGTTGTCCATCACGTAAAGCGTCCCCAGGTTTTTTGATAGCTCCAGGTAGTACTTGCCGTCTGGGTCTTCTGCTGCTTCCTTGACCTTGTCGTGTGTACTCTTTAACACTTCTAATATCCGTGTCCACGCCACAATCTCTTTATCGCGCCAGTCGTCTAGGATATCCCTAGCAAGAGGATCCTCTGGCGTATTTAGCATATCGTCCAGCCAGTCCGCCATCGTGCAACTTTTCAAGGCTTCCTCCACGTCCTCACTGTTGTATTGCCTCTCAAGCGTTGACGTTATCCACTCTTTATAGTCCTTCAGTCCCGCTTGCGTCTGTAGGTATTCCTTCAGTGCTCTGTTATTAGCCCCGTCGTCTTTTAGGTTATACCCATCCCGCGCCATATCTTTGGCGATATCTTCGATATTCATCTCAATTCCTCCTATTATTCCCTTATCTCATTCCCTCTAGTTCTGCTAGCTCAATAATAGCGTCCTCCTCATCATCAGACAGACTTAAATCGCCCGCTAGGTATATCTCTACTATTTTACGGTCGCCAGGATAGAACCCTAACCCGCTGAATAGCCTTTTTTCACTTTATTAAGATAGAGGTAGCCCGCATTACTTAAACGCCCCTCACCCTTCCCGGATGGCGTGTCCAGCTCACCACTAAACCACGCGTCGCTCAATTCCTCAGCGGTTGGCTCGTATCCGTGTTTAGCCTCAAATCGTCGCATAAGCTCGCTAACTGATGGCATTTTAATTTTACTCACTTCTTTACTCCTTCTCTTCTTCTCTTCTATCCTTTTATACCATAGCAGACCAATTCCGCCCCGCCACGTTTCAAACATCCCTGAGTGATCGCCCACCCCATTGAATACGTGATTCAATTTCATCCTCTGTCATCTTCTTAATACCCGTGATATTAAATCCTGGGTATAGATCATTGTATGCTTTTATCCGTTCAGCCTTAGTCATTTTATAACTCCTTATTGTTAATTGTTAATACTAGTGCTATATATTCAGCCGTGCTTAATTTTATACTACACCCCCCCTTAATCCTCTATAAATTTTACCGTGTTATCGGGTAGGGTTAGCATAACAGCATCCTGATTATACATCTGTCGTAACTCTCTGGCTACAGTATACACCTTCTCTGAGTCACTGTCAATAGCAATTTCAATCTTGAATGATGCTTCACCTTGCCCCATCCAATAGTCATCCACTTGATAGATAGTAAACCCATCAATACCCCAGTTAGCCAGAACCTCTGCTACCTGTTGCTTATAATCCTTGAGATTACTCTTATTAAACTTTACAATATCCCCCTTATATCCTGGAAATTCTTGCGCTTGCGCCTCATTCATTATAGGTGTAGCCGTGATTGTGAATAGTTTCATATCATCCCTTCTTCTTATTATTGTTGTTATGCTACCATTGTAGCATAAGGGGCTTAAATAGTCAAGCCCCCAAGCTATAATCGTATTGTTATACATCCCGCCCAATTTCAGGGCTTGTCAGTATGTATAAGCTTTTAAATTGTTAAAGTACACACCTAACCTTGCACATCCCCCACGTCGTTAGGCTTTTTGCATATCTAGCAATAGCCTGTCTCACTAGTGGTTGGCTTTGGTGCCTGGATTTATAAGCCGGTACACACCCATAAAATCGGCGTGTCTCTTAGCCTAGCGTTGTAGTACTTGAATAAGCAGTGTAGTATTTATTCAATGAGGTATTTCGCCTCTGTACTTATCTTCTGTACTGTATTCATTATAGCTTACTTGTGCTAGCTTGTCAATAACTTTTTACTTTTTGTGTACTTTTTGTTGTTTACAGAGTATACTACGCTTAATTATTTATTGTGTATAAGCAGTATACGCGATGTACAATCTGTAAAACTTTAGTACTTGTAAATTGTTATTGTGTGCTTGCCTTTTTGGCTATATTCTTATTGTAGCAAGTCTGTTATAAAATTGCAATACTTTTTTAGACTTTTTTTATAGTTTTTTTCTTACAATAAGCACAATGTATATTTTACAACAAAAAGTGTGTTTGTCAATAGGGGTAAAAATCGGCGATTGTTGGCTGAGTTGGCTATTTTCAATCATCTATACACAACATATATCACCTGTTGTACACGTTGTAATTTTTACAATGTTGTAATTTTTACAATGTTGTAATGTTTGTGTTGTAATAATGACGGCGGGTGGGGTATGGGTGGCGACGCCTTGACGTGGTGAGTGTATGATACGGGGGGACAGGTGAGGACCGACCTAAAAATACATCACCCATATTAACCAAATGTCCATACACAGCACCGGAGTAAAAATATACTACCCATACTATTGAAACATCCATACATCATAGGGGGGGTAACATCCACTGCTAAAAAATGTTGTATAAAATAACACAAAAGTATTGACAGAATGAATAAAGTGTGCTATAGTTATATCATGGGCAAGAAAAAAGGCAAGAAGTTTAGTAAGCGCGAGGTCTTGGCAACCAGAGAGGATGGAACTCCGGTTCAGCCAAACCAATGGACAGCTTCAAAACAACAGCTTGACTGGCTACGCTACTACATGGACCCCAATGAAGAAGAGACCTATGCTAACTCTTACCAGGCAGCGATCAAGGCCGGGTATAGTGAAAGTTATGCTCGGAATATTATGAGCAATTCCCTGGCCCTACAATGGGTTAAGAGTGCTAAGGCAATTATGCGAACAATGAATGTTGAGCATATTAGGTCTATCTTAGAGGACATCGCTTTGTCTAAATATGAAAAGGCAAGTGATAGAATAGCAGCAGCCAAGTTGTTGGGTACAGACCAGGGTATGTTTGTGCAAAAGCAGGTCACAGCTCATGTGGGGCTGGAACAGGCATTACAAGAATTAGAATAATAAAAGAGAGGGTGATATGGAACAGGTTTTACAAGAGGCTGATGTACAAAAGGTTGCCTCATCGCTGATTCGTAAATATGATTGGTACACAGAGCAATACGGCTACGGAGTTCACTTAGTTGTGACCGATGGAGATAAAAAGGTCGGTGTTGTTGTCACAGCTGATGAGGATATTGAGACCGAGATTGGTCGCCTTATCCAGGCCGTTGATGAGCATCGCTATGGTGAGCTAGATGGCTGATATGTTTGAAGAACGACTAGAAGCTGCATTAGAATTGACCAGACCTATTCATCATATACCAACACAACTTGGTATTGGTGAGTTTAAGCGGCTGGTTAATGAACGCTTCGCGGGGAATAGTAAGAGCTTCCGCAACAGGCTTATCAAGGCTTATAAGAAGCGTGCCTGGATGGAGTTTGAGGGTGTGTCTCGTGGCCGTGGCGCCGCTCCTGTGCGTCCAGCGTACGGGAAGAAGCTAGCAATTGATTTCTCACCGTTAGAGGTGCATGAGGTCAATGTTGTAAATAAAACAATGAAGAGTGAGGAATGATATGTATAACCAGAATAAACGACAGATTTATCTGTGGCCAGAGAACAAGGAATTCTATGATGGCCTCAAGAACAAGTCAAAATTGATTAACTTGTTACTGCGTAAATATAAAGAGGAAAACGAAGTCGATGGAGAACCTACAGCTTAATAAGGAACAGCTGGATAAAATTCTTGAGATTCGTAAAGACTTCTATAGATATTGTAAAAACAACCTGAAGATTAAAGATAAGCATTCTCGGATTATTCCATTTGTGCCGAATACACCCCAGAGGGTGCTTATCGACTATGTATTGCTTTGTATCAAGGAGAAGCGGCCAGTTAAGACAATCATCCTGAAGGCCCGACAGATGGGGCTCTCAACGGCGGTAGAGGCTATCATCTACTGGTGGACATCCACCAACAAGAACATCAACTCAGTGATTATTGGACACGAAGAGAGCTCTTCCAAGAACCTGTACATGATGTTCCGCAGATACTATGATAACACCAACCCGCTGTTCAAGCCCACTGTTAGGTATAATACCCGAACAGACTTGTCGTTTGAGCGGTTTGACGATACCGGCAAACAGGTCGGGCTGGGTAGTTCCATCAAGACTGCCACCGCCGGGAACAGGGCGGCAGGTCGTTCTGACACCATTAACACACTTCATTGTTCGGAGTTGGGCGAATGGGAGAACGGCGAAGAGCTGGTGGCTTCTCTGCTTGAGACCGTTCCTGATGAAGAAGTTATGGACAAGCCGTCTATGATGTTTCTGGAAAGCACAGCAAAGGGTAGAGGTAATTACTTTCACAAAGAGTTTGTTGCTGCTGTCAAGGGCCTCAACAACTTTGAACCATTCTTTTTCCCTTGGTGGATACTAGACACCTATGAGCGTGACTTTGATGTCCCGCTGGGAAAAACGACAGAGTATGAGGATTTCCTTATTGATCTTATGAAGAAAGGACACACCGTTGCAGGCCAGACGATTCATGTTGACCCTGCGCACATCCCGGCGAAGATTCATTTCTATCGACGCAAGGCTAAGAACTTTGAATCAACGCCAGAGCGTCTACCTCAGGAGTATCCAAGCACCTGGCAAGAGGCATTTATCGCCTCGGGTAAGAACGTCTTTAACACATTGTCCTTACAGGAGATGGAGAAAGATGCTCAGCCGGTTGAGGAGACAGAATATTACAAGCTAATCCCAGGAGAGCTACATGAGCAATACACACTGGAAAGAGTTCCTTTCGAACCAAACGAAAAACCAGAAGATTTTACATACAAAGCTCCGCTCAAAATATGGGTCCACCCAAAGCCTGGACATGAGTATGTCATCGGCGGGGACGTCGCAGAGGGTCTCAAAAGAGGCGACTATTCTGTGGCAGAGGTGGTTGACGTC